TGAGCAGTACCATGGAGTACGGAACTCCGGTAAAGATTCCAGACGGTCGTTACTTTCTCAAGGTTTCAGCAAAGGGCGACGCCCGTGTGTTCCACCAGGTGAACAATGTACCGGTCGAGTCGCCTCTGACCAAGGAGACGCGTCAGGTAAATCTCAAGGTGCCCTCAAAAACTTTGTTTGAGAATATTGATAACGAGCTTCTGAGTCAGGCGGAGGTGAGCAAGCTCGAGTGGTTCGGCAAGGATGTCTCGGCTGAGACGATTCGGTCGGCTTACCAGGCGAGCCTATCAGCTGACGGTGAGCTGTCTGCTTCCCTTGCAGCCATCAAGGGCAAGGTGGTGACGACGTTCTTTGACGCTCAGAAGAATCCCATTGAGGAGATTTCAGGAGCGTGTGATTTTCTGTTTGAGCTGGCTGGTCTCTGGTTCCTCAAGCGATCCTTCGGTCCCATCTGGCGCGTCGTCCAGGTTCGTCAGCGGGCGGCGCCAAAGCCAAAGACGAAGGGATACCCAGTCGAGTTCCAATTTGCGGACGAGCCAGAGGCGGAGGCGGAGGAGGATGACCCGACGGATTACCTGGACTGAAAAAAAAAGTCGTGTACTATTATAACATGGACGGCAAAGGTCTGGCGATTCTGATTCTTCTGTTCCTGATTGCCATGATGGTATTTTATCCCCAGCGTAGCGGGTATGCCCCGACAGGCAGCGACCCAGTCGGTGCTCAGATTAACCCGGTGCACGGCGAGGGTCCCAAGATTATGCAGGGTGGTGTCGGTATGGGCGCGCAGGGTGGCGGTGAATCACCAGGTGGCACATTCTCGTCGGTTGAGGAGCCAGCTCCGTTCGACATGGGTGGCTCCGGTGTGCGCACGGTCGACATGCCAGTGTACGATAACACCAACGTGGGTCTGATTCCCAAGGAGGTGGTGACGACCGAGGATTTCGGTCAGTTTTCTCCAGACGCCATCCTGTCTGGCCAGAACTTCCTGGACCCGCGTGCCCAGATTGGTTTCCCCGAGACGATCGGCGGCAACCTGCGTAACGCGAACCGCGACTTCCGCTCCGAGCCACCCAACCCCCGTGACTCTGTCAGCATCTTTAACCTGTCCACCATTCCCCCGGACACGATGCGCCCCAAGTTTGAGATTGAGAACAGCTACGAGAAGTAGAGATCGACTCAAATGAGTCGGAAACACTGATCAAGTTGCTTCGCGACTTGGTACTTAAAAAATAAACAGCTTTAACTAACAAATGGACGACTTTAAACTCGTCATGACCGAATGGCTCTCCCTGAAGCACCAGCTTGCTGCTGCGAGGAAAGACATGGCTGTACTGAACAAGCGCGAGAAGGAGCTCAGGGCACAGGTCCAGGGGCACATGAAGGAAATCAAGGAGACCCAGGATGTCGACACGGTCAAGGTGAATCAGGAGAAGGTTTCGCTGCACACCAAAGAGTCTCGTGGCAGCATCACGAAGAATGTCATCCTGGCGGGTCTGCGTGCCTATTTCGGTGGCGATGATACGAAGGTCGAGCAGGTGTATCAGATCATCGTCGATCACGCGCCAGTCAAGGAGCGCAACACCATCACCGTCAAGAAAGCCGCGTAAAGGTCACCGGTCGCGAAGTGACCGATGTTCGCCGTGTGTGCCAGTGCCGCTTAAGGAGTCCAGACGTAAGAAAAACAAGTAGAAACAAGCAATGGGTATCAACAACGAGTACCGTGATGATGCTCTCTTTGGCGGCGACGAGGTCGACGAGGCATACAACGAGCAGGAGGACCATGAGCTCGTGCTCGGCCCTCAGGACTGGCATGACTGGCACTCTGAGGATGTCCTCAACATGTGGATGTCCCTCCGTCAGTACCTCGAGGACAACCACCTCAAAAGCACACTGATGAACAAGGCTTCCTTCCATAACTTTGCCGAGTTTGTCCGACAATTTTCTCGGTAGATAGTATCATGGATATCACTGGTCCCAAGATTCTGACCCCAGCCATTCTGTTCGCCCTGCTCAGCCCGGGTCTGCTCCTGCGCGTGGGCCCCAGCCCAGTGCTGGTGCACGCCCTGGTTCTGTCCCTGGTGTACTACCTGATTGCCAAGTTTGTGCTCAAGGTGTCCCTGCGCCCAGCTGACATGATCGTGCCCGCCATCCTGTTCGTGCTCCTGACCCCAGGCGTCCTTCTGACGATCCCCCCAGCAAGCAAGGGTGTCTTTATGTCCGGTCAGTCCTCTCTGCTGGCTGTCGGTGTGCACACGCTGGTCTTCGCCCTTGTCTTCTCCTTCCTGCGTAAGAATTTCGCCGCTTACTATTAAGAAATGAACGGTCAGAAGTACGTCGGTCTTCTTATGAATTCTCGTACTCAGGCGCACGCTTTTCACTTGACGACAAATTCGTTCGCGCAACACAAGGCGCTTCAGGCGTACTATGAGGGCATTGTCCCTTTGTTTGACAGTTACGCTGAGGCGTACATGGGTAAGTATGGTCGCTTCCGCCGCATCATTGTCGGCCGCCGCACGATTGCCCGCAACCCGAAACTGTATTTCCGTTCGCTTCTGACACAGCTTCGCCGCATGCGCCTCCCGCGAGACTCGTACCTCAAGAACATCCAGGATGAGATCACAGCTCTGGTACGTTCGACACTTTATATGCTGAGCCTAAAGTGAAAAGTCACTGACACACTAATGAAACATCTGGCAATTGGACCTGGTGCGATGGCCTATTTTGCATTTCTTGGCGCGATTGGCGCCCTTCGAGATTGTCACGAACTGGACAATCTCGAAGCAATTTCAGGGGCGAGCGCCGGTGGACTCCTCGCCTTTTTTTACGTTGTTGCAGAAGGCAACATCAAAACAATCCTTGATTACTCGGTGGACATCCCGATAAAGGATATCATGAAACCCAACATCCGACAGTTTCTGAAAAACTTTGGACTCGTCAGTCAAAGAAAGATTCGAAACGTCATCACCGACATTATCCGCGTCTTTTTCAGTAAAGAGGATCTGACGTTCCGTGAACTGCGAGACCTTCGCCCGACGATGCCCAAGGTGCACATCAGTGCCTACTGTGTCAACTTGGCGCGTACCGAATACTTTTCCTGTGATTCAACGCCGAACATGTCTGTGGTGGATGCACTTTGCATGACCATCGCCGTCCCGTTCCTGTTTGCGACCGTCGAACACCAGGGACGAAAATACATCGACGGTGGTACGATGGAGGATACGCCGTGTGGAGTTTTCGTAGGCTCCACTGATGTCAAGGTTATGCGAACTATATGGTCAGAAACCCCTGAGTACGACACACGTAACCTGAAATCGTACCTGGTGAGTATTTTGTATACGATGATGCGATTGCGTTCCAAGTACAACTATCCATTCATCGATATCGACATGTCTAAGATTGAGATATTTGACTTTGGGGTTTCTACAGAGACAAAGTTGAAGCTGTTTTCGTTTGGATACCACTCCACGCGTACACAGGTGTCGAAATCATGTACGACTTGCCATCCAGTGGAGGGTTTGCAGCCGCCAGAACCTCACACAAATCAATCACGTCACACGGAGCAATGTGCTGCTGAGAATACTCCCGGTCATCCCGAACAAACCGAACAAAATCCTCCAGACGAGACGAAAACTTTGCTGACGTCCACCCGTTCATCGTCATCCACGCCTCGTACTGTTTGAAAAAGTCGGGACACCGCGTCGTGAGCACGTGCTGCGAACACACCTTGGCGAGCTTCGACCACCCGGGAATCGTCGAACAGTCTGGAAACGCCCGGAGCGGCTTCGGAAACAGACCCGTCTTGAAATGTGCGTCCGTCACCTGTAGAATTTCAAGCTCATTATCCATCGCGTGTGCGAACCAGTTGCCATCCCCTTGCTCCCACACACAGTGCATAAACTCACAGATGGCGTCACGAAACGGAAGAACAACCGCCTCTTGCCCGTGAATGATGGTCCGACCGAGCTTTGCTTGAACGCGATCATTCTCGGCGACGAGCGGGTCGTCGAGCGCCTCTTTGATGAAGATGGTTCGCAGTTCACCGTGCGTCACCGACCGATTCTTGCGGTACTCTGGATTCTGGTTACGTCCGTGTGATACCCACGTCTTTTTCTCGGTGAC